AGAAAGGCGCTTCGCCCTGGAAGTTGCCAAGGGTGCTAAGGGCGCAGAGGCCTACAGAACCGTGTATTCACCCAACGCCAAACCGAAAACCGCAGGGGATGCAGCCAGCAGAATGAAGCGCGATTCCCGCATTGCTGCTGAAATAGACGCCATCGAAGCGGCCATAAGGGCGGCGGAATATGAAACCCCCGCAGGGCTGCGCTCCCTGGTGATTCATTCCCTGGTAAAAGTAATAACCGATCCGGAATCGAAGCCCGGCCAAATTACTGCGGCGGCCAAAGTGTTGGGGTCGGTTACCGAGGTGGCCGCATTTACTGAGAGAAAAGAAATCCGCACCATTCGGTCTAGTGAAGATACGCGCGCGCAGGTAATGGCCCAACTGCGTGAGATGTTGAAAGCCCAGGCTGATGACGCCGAGGTGATAGACAACGCGGCCGATTCCCTCCTGGCTGAGTTATCCGGAAGCCGGGGGGAGGTCGACCCCACCCATACCCCACCCCCCGATGCGTCAGATATGGTGGGCCCTCCCCCTACACATACTATCCCACTCGAACGATCACCCCACCCCCTCGATTTGGAGGACACCCCCCCTTCTTTTTCCAGCGGGACTCCGGACCCCACCCCCTCATTTTTGGGAGACCCCCCGTCAAAGTTAGATTTGCCTAAAAATGAGGCACACACCTCAAACTAATCAATAAATCAATTAGTTTGTTGTTTTCGCCCAACGTTTTACTCACTTTTCATGTCTGAAGTACACCAAAGCGTACCGACCGGCGAGGAGAAGTTATCCACAGTTTCTGTGGATAAGTATGTGGATAAGAGGCGGAAACGGGTTCAGATAGGGGATTTGAGGGCTCGCAGGGGTGATAGGAGTGAGAGAGAGTGCATGGAGATGGAGATGAGCCCGGCGCAGAAGGAAGTGTTTTTGGCGATTGATGAGTGGTGGAAGCGGTTTGGGTACAGCCCGACTGTGAGGGAGATTGCGTATGTGACTGGGAGGAGTGGGGTGAGTGGGGTTCACAAGATCGTGAACCGGCTGGTGAAGTTGGGGGTGGTGAAGAAGATGGAGGGGGCTGGGAGGACGATCCGGCCTGTGTACATCAACTTTAGGAATCTGGAGTGACTACTGTTTCACATATAGATGTGGGAGGTGTCAAGATTGACACCTTGGCTTATCTTGGGGACCGGGTGAAGCGGGCTCGGAAGGAGCGTGGGTTGACTCAGGGAGAGTTGGCGAAGTTGGCTGGGTGTTCTGTGCAGACGATTACGAAGTTTGAGGCTGGCAAGGACATCTATGCGGCGACGTACATGGGCATTTGCCGCATCTTAGGAATCAAGATTACGTTCAAGCATGAAGTTAGATGACCTTATCAGTCAGTTGAGCGTGGCTGACCAAGAGAAGTTGCTCAATCAGGTCAGTGAATACAAGGCCGCCGTGGAGAGGGAGCGGTGCCAGGGGTCGTTCTTGGCTTTTGTGAAGAAGATGTGGCCTGGGTTTATCTCTGGGAGACATCACGCGGTGGTGGCTAAGGCTTTTGAGGGTATAGCAGATGGGTCGATTAAGAGGCTGGCCATCAGCATGCCTCCTAGACATACGAAGAGTGAGTTCGGTTCGTACCTGTTTCCGGCTTGGTTCCTTGGAAAGTTCCCTGACAAGAAGGTGATGCAGTCCTCGAATACGAGTGAACTGGCTGTGGGTTTTGGCCGGAAAGTCCGAAATCTGGTGGATTCGGAGCAGTACCACGAGGTGTTTCCGAATGTTCGGCTAAGACAGGACTCCAAGAGTGCGGGCCGGTGGGCTGTGAATGACCGTGGGGAGTATTTCGCTATCGGTGTGGGCGGAACCATGACCGGTCGGGGTGCGGATGTGGTGATCATTGACGACCCACACTCGGAACAAGAGGCGACCTTAGCGGCTGGGAACCCCGGAATCTATGATTCGGCCTATGAGTGGTACACCTCTGGCCCGAGACAGCGCCTTCAACCAGGGGGAGCGATCATCATCATTGCCACAAGGTGGTCGGATCGAGACCTGATTGGTCAGGTTCTCAAGGATTCGGCCAAAAGAGGCAAGGATGAGGAGTGGAAAGTCATTGAATTCCCCGCAATTCTTCCTTCGGGGAACCCACTTTGGCCTGAATTCTGGCCGATCAACCTCTTAGAAGACCTAAAAGCCGAACTTCCGATCTCCAAGTGGAACGCTCAGTATCAGCAGACCCCGACTGGCGAAGAAGGGGCGATGATCAAGCGGGAGTGGTGGCAAATTTGGGAGAAAGACGACCCTCCGCAGTGCGAATTCATCATCCAATCCTGGGATACGGCCTTCACGAAGAACGAAAGGTCCGACTTTTCGGCCTGTACGACCTGGGGAGTCTTCAATAAAGACGAGAATGAACGCGATCCCCACCTGATCTTGTTGGATGCCTTCCAAAAACGGATGGAATTTCCCGAACTGAAGGACAAAGCCTACGAGATGTACAAGGAGTGGGAGCCCGATGTGTGTCTCATCGAAGCAAAAGCCGCCGGAGCGCCGCTTATTTACGAATTGCGGCAGATGGGGCTCATTGTTTCTGAGTACACCCCAACAAGGGGGACAAAAAAAGTCCCAAACGACAAGTTTGCCCGCCTGAGTTCAGTGGCCGACATCTTCAGATCAGGAAAAGTGTGGATTCCCGACAGGAGATGGGCTCACGAGGTGGTCGAACAGATGGCTGCTTTCCCAAATGCGGAGCACGACGACTTGGTGGATTCGACCGTACAGGCTATGCTTCGCTTTAGGTCCGGCGGTTTGATCAAACTCGAATCAGACGAGAGAGATGAACCCTTCGTTCAGCCGCGCAAGGCGGCGTATTACTGAGGATTAACATGGCAACCAATATCGACCCGGCAATGGTTCCCCTCCTCCCAGAAGAGATGGGAGATGAACCAATGGTTGAGATTGAAATTGAAGACCCCGAATCTGTCAAGATCGGGATGGGCGGGTTGGAGATCGAATTGGAGCCGGAAGCAGAAACTGCCGAAGACTTTGATGCCAACCTCGCGGAATACATGGACGACGGAGACCTTCAGTCTCTGGCCTCTGATCTTGTTGGTCTTGTAGACGCCGACATCAACAGTCGCAAAGACTGGGCCGACATGTATGTCAAAGGACTCGAAGTCCTTGGCATGAAATACGAAGAACGAGCAGAACCCTGGCTTGGCGCCTGCGGTGTCTACTCTCCTATCCTGACCGAAGCGGCCATCCGCTTCCAGTCCGAGATGATCACCGAGACTTTTCCCGCTCAGGGTCCTGTCAAGACCCAGATCATTGGTGAAGTGACTCGGAAGAACGAAGAGTCTGCCGACCGTGTCAAGGACGACATGAACTACCGGCTGACTGACGAGATGATCGAGTACCGTCCTGAGCATGAAAGACTCTTGTACTCCCTCGGTCTTGCTGGGGCAGCGTTCAAGAAGGTCTACTTTGATCCTTCACTTGGCCGACAAGTGGCTGCTTACATCCAGGCAGAAGACTTGATCATTCCCTACGGAGCGGCTAATGTATATACAGCCGAGCGCGTCACCCATGTGATGCGTAAGACTGAGAATGATCTGAACAAGTTGATGGCCGCTGGCTTCTATCGTCAGACAGAACTTGGCGAGCCGGTCAGAGTCTTTACAGACATCGAGAAGAAGAAGGCTGAGGAACAGGGCTACACCCTCACCGACGATGATCGGTATCAGGTGCTTGAGATTCACGTTGACTGGAATCTGAAGGGCTATGAGGATACAGACGATGATGGAGAAGAAACCGGAATCGGACTACCCTACGTCATCACCATCGAGCGGGGAACCCAGACCGTTTTGTCTATTCGACGAAACTGGGAAGAGTCAGACCGCCGAAAACTCAAGCGACAGCACTTCGTTCAGTACACTTACATCCCTGGCTTTGGTGCTTATGGCCTTGGTTTCATTCATATTATTGGCGGCTATGCTCGTGCTGGGACCGCGATTATTCGCCAACTGGTAGACGCTGGAACTCTTTCTAACCTTCCCGGCGGTCTGAAGACCCGGGGTCTGCGAGTCAAAGGCGACGACACCCCGATTGCCCCGGGTGAATTCCGAGATGTAGACATCCCCTCTGGCGCGCTGCGTGACAACATCATGCCGCTGCCGTACAAGGAGCCAAGCCAAGTTCTGTCGGCGCTCCTTGAAT